GTGGGGCGTCTTTCGGCCCGTGGAGCACGGCCCACCGCACATCATCTTACTTGACATGCGTAAAGGTCGTTGGGACTTTCCTGAACTAAAACAAATCGCTTTCGATGAATATAAATACTGGGAACCTGAAACAATACTCGTGGAAGCAAAAGCATCTGGTATGCCACTCACTCATGAACTTAGACAAGTCGGTATACCTGTCGTAACGTATACGCCAAGCAAAGGTAATGATAAACATGTGCGTGTAAACTCGGTCGCTCCAATATTTGAAGCTGGTCAAGTATGGGCACCCGATGAGCGTTGGGCAGAAGAAGTTATTGAAGAATGCGCTGCTTTCCCGTATGGTGATCATGACGATTTAGTCGATTCAACAACACAAGCTTTGTTGCGATTCAGACAGGGTAATTTTATCCAGCTGGAGTCTGATTACAGGGATGAACCCAAATTTATAGAACAACGAGAATATTATGGCTGATGATGATGATTTAAATATCTTTGAAGAGTTTTACGAAAGCGTAAAACCTGGAGGTACGTTTGATCAAAGGGCATTAGGTGTTGGCAAAGCTGTAACAGACGTATTAACACCAAGCGATGAAACTCAAGCAGAGATGGAGTCATATGACAAACAAAGACAAGATGCCTTAAATTTATTACTTTCAGCTGCAGGCGTAACTCCTGATTCTTTTGAAGGTCGAGCTTTAGAGGCAAAATTTAGACAAGATAAAGATCTTCAAAAAATGTTAGGTTTTAAAGGTAACATGTTAAAAGATTTAAAATATGACTTTGCTAAAGCTGGTCAGTTTTTATTTGGCGATGCAAATGTTGGTCTAACCAGCATGAAAGAACAGGGCACTAAATTTAAAGATTTACCGTTTGAACAAAAGTTTGGCATAGCTATGTTACCAATAGATGCTCTTGATCTTGTGGGTTTAGGTCTTCTTGCTAAAGGTGGTTTGAGCCCACTGATAAAAACGGGCATGAAAGTTTATGGTAAGAAGTCAGGTAAGACAATACAAGATTTATTAAGTGATGAACAAGTTCTCAAAGCAATAGAAGCAGAGCAACCAGGTTTCATGAGAGAGCTTGATGACACTTTAGGTGGTGGCATAATACAAAGAAGATTCATGACAGGCAAACCTGATAAACCTAATCCAAGAGATAGAGACGGCGACGTGTTTGGAATACAACCAAAAGGCATTGGTATTGGCCAAGGTCAAGTCGATGACGCTTTAGCTAGAGCTGCAAGAGAGGCAGAGGCATTACAAAGAGAAACAGAAAAACTAAAAGGATTTACAG